TCACACATTCGGACGGTCACACATCAATTAGTAAGACGCCAAAAGTAACAGGCAAAGGACAACAATACTTTGTTAATAAGTTTTTAGGAGAAAAATAAAAATCTTAATAGGAGGAATTATCAATGAACACACTATACAAAACAACCCTCCTCATCACAATGGCAGTTGTGACGTGGAAGGTTGTAAAGATTGAGAAAAACACAAGATTTAAACTTAGAAATTTTGATTATCCAAAAATTAATAATGCTCAGAGCAAATCATTGTTGGATATTGCTAGTCACGATCTAAAAGATATTTAACTGTATTCAAAATTTTCATATCTTGTTGAGCTTTTAAGCTTTCGTATAAAGCTATTGAATAAATAATTTCGTAAGATACGTTTTCAGGAGCATCTTCTTTCAACTTATTTATTCTATCTCTAAAAAAGTCACTGTCACCACCGAATTCTTTTTCGGCTTGATTACTAAGTTCACCAAAGAAATTTTGAAAATCATTAAATTCCATACTTATCACCTCCTTTCACTAGGAGATAACTAAATTATACACGAAAGGAATGGTAGAAGTGCCACCACACATTCAACAAATGTTATACGAAATCCAGTTAAAAGCTGGTATACCTCAAAAATTAATGGAAATGCAAGGTTTGATAAACGATGAAACAACCAAAGAGGAGAAAAAAGAAAATGAGCAACATTTATAAAAGCTACCTAGTAGCAGTACTGTGCTTTACAGTCTTAGCAATTGTACTTATGCCGTTTCTATACTTCACTACTGCATGGTCAATTGCAGGGTTCGCAAGCATAGCGACTTTCATGTACTACAAAGAATGCTTTTTCAAAGAATAAAAAAACTGCTACTTGTTGGAGCAAGTAACAGTATCAAACACTTAAGAAAAAATTCATGTTCAATATAAAACGAAAAACGGAGGAAGTCAAGATGTATTACGAAATAGGCGAAATCATACGCAAAAATATTCATGTTAACGGATTCGATTTTAAGCTATTCATTTTAAAAGGTCATATGGGCATATCAATACAAGTTAAAGATATGAACAACGTACCAATTAAACATGCTTATGTCGTAGATGAGAATGACTTAGATATGGCATCAGACTTATTTAACCAAGCAATAGATGAATGGATTGAAGAGAACACAGACGAACAGGACAGACTAATTAACTTAGTCATGAAATGGTAGGAGGTCGCTATGAAGCAGACTGTAACTTATATCATTCGTCATAGGGATATGCCAATTTATATAACTAACAAACCAACTGATAACAATTCAGATATTAGTTACTCCACAAATAGAAATAGAGCTAGGGAGTTTAACGGTATGGAAGAAGCGAGTATCAATATGGATTATCACAAAGCAATCAAGAAAACAGTGACAGAAACAATTGAGTACGAGGAGGTAGAACATGACTGAACAAACATTATTTGAACAGTTGAACAGTAAAAACGTGAATGATCATACAGAACAAAAAAATGGATTAACTTATCTAGCATGGTCATATGCACACCAAGAGCTGAAAAAGATTGACCCAAACTACACAGTAAAAGTACACGAGTTTCCACATCCAGATATTAACACAGAAAATTATTTTGTACCTTATTTGGCTACACCAGAAGGCTATTTTGTACAGGTATCTGTGACTGTGAAAGATAGTACAGAGACTGAATGGCTTCCAGTATTGGACTTTAGAAACAAATCGCTTGCTAAAGGTAGTGCAACAACTTTTGATATCAACAAAGCGCAAAAACGATGCTTCGTTAAAGCTTCGGCTTTACACGGTCTAGGCTTATATATTTACAACGGCGAGGAACTACCAAGTGCAAGTGACAACGATATTACAGAATTAGAAGAGCGTATCAATCAGTTCGTGAACTTATCTCAAGAAAAAGGGCGAGATGCAACTATCGATAAAACGATGAGATGGCTAAAAATCTCTAACATTAATAAATTGAGTCAAAAACAAATCGCAGAAGCACACCAAAAATTAGATGCGGGATTAAAACAATTAGATAGTGAGGAGAAACAATAATGTTAAACAGAACAGTATTAGTAGGACGCTTAACAAAAGATCCAGAATATAGAACAGCGCCAAATGGTGTGAGTGTTACCACTTTCACTATCGCAGTTAACAGAACATTTACTAACGCTCAAGGAGAACGTGAGGCAGACTTTATTAACTGTGTAACTTTTAGAAAACAAGCAGAAAATGTAAATAATTATTTATCCAAAGGGTCATTGGCTGGCGTTGATGGACGTTTACAATCACGCAGTTATGAAAACAAAGTCGGGCAACGTGTGTTTGTTACAGAAGTAGTAGCGGACAGTGTTCAATTCTTAGAACCGAAGAATAGCAACCAACAACAAAATGACAATTATCAACAACAAGGACAAGCTCAAACTGGTAATAATCCGTTTGACAATACTGAAGAAGATTTTTCAGACCTCCCGTTCTGATTGGAATGATTAGATGCCAATAATTACTAGTTATATCACTCAAGATGACGGTACAACAACAGTTGTCATCTCGGGTGTTGAATTAGGCAATAAAGAAACATTACTACTTGATAACGGGTTTGATGTGGAAGTCGATGTAAGCGTCATAGATCCGTTTCAAATTACTGGACAACAACGTAAGTTAATATTCGCATTGTGTAACGATATAGAAGCTCATACAGGACAACCTCGAGATTATATGAGGCAAATGTTCCAAGATTATGTGAAGTTTCTGTATGGCTATGAAGAACGCATATCTTTATCAAATTGTTCTCGAACTATAGCCAAGCAAATTATAGAAGCGATGTTTGAGTGGATTTTTACAAATGCGATTCCATTAAATTATAAAACAAGCAAATTGATGAAAGAAGATAAAAATTATCTTTATTGGGCAACTGTTACGCGTCATTGCATTATATGCGGAAAGCCTCACGCAGACCTAGCACATTACGAAGCAGTAGGTAGAGGCATGAACAGAAACAAGATGAATCACTACGACAAACATGTATTAGCGTTATGTCGCGAACATCACAACGAGCAACATGCGATTGGCGTTAAGTCGTTTGATGATAAATATCACTTGCATGACTCGTGGATAAAAGTTGATGAGAGGCTCAATAAAATGTTGAAAGGAGAGAAAAAGGAATGAATAGACTAAGAATAATAAAAATAGCACTCCTAATCGTCATCTTGGCGGAAGAGATTAGAAATGCTATGCATGCTGTAAAAGTGGAGAAAATTTTAAAATCTCCGTTTAGTTAATACAGGTTTTTACAAAAGCTTTACCATAGGCGGACAAACTAATTGAGCCTTTTTTGATGTCTATTACCCAGGGGCTGTAATGTAACTTTAATACTTCAAATTCAATGCCAGAAAGTTTACTTATTGTTTCTAGGTTGTGTCCTGACTTTAACATTCTTTTAACAAATTCTAATCCCGAAACAAATCTTTGTTTTTCTATAATCTTATTAAAGTGATTTAAAAACTGAGGAGCATAAAACTTATTATAAATTCCTTTTTTTGTTAAGTAAGACATGTCAAAAGTTTCATTTAAAACCCCTAACCTTACTAGGTTATTAATTGAAATTTCGGTTGATTCTATATCTAACGGAGAGTCTTTTATTAACGTGTCCGATATATTCATACCGTCATTCTTTGGGTTTAAAACCGCTCTATATTTAACGGCAGGATGTACTTCGTGATTCTTTAAATGTTTTAAAAGAATAGCATCATTTGGGGATAATTGTTTAATTATTTCAACAAATGAATGGTGGGTTAATGAGTTTTTTCTGTCATCCATAGATGATGCTATTAGTTTTGCGAACATATTACTTAAAGTTTTTTCACTAATGTAAAACTTTGAAGCTTCTAGAGCAGGACCTAGAAGAGAAAATTGTGGTTCTTGTAAATTATTTTCAGGTACAGAAGATATTTCTTTTTTAAATTGTTCTTTGAATTTTTCAAATTCTACTTCTCTTTGATAAATAACTTTATCCACATAAAGGTGGAATTTCCCAAAGACAAGTTCCCAAGTTTTAGAGAATGTTTCTACAGGCCCTTTTGATGCGCCTTCAATAATTTTATCAATACCTTTACCTAAAATAGGATCCATAATTATTCACCCCCAATCTAACGCAATAGCGATAATAAAATTATACCAGAAAGGAGATAACGAAATGGCAACATTTAGAACGATAAAAGAAAGTGGCGATTTTGTAACTGTGCATAAATCTTTTGTGTTCGATAGTAATTTAAGTGCTAAAGCTAAAGGGATATTATTGTATTTCCTAAGTCGTCCTGACAATTGGCAAATATACACGTCAGAAGTAGTTAAACATATGAATGATGGACAAAAATCAATCAATAGTGGCGTTCAAGAACTTATGGATAATAAATATGTTCACAGAATACAAAAAAGAGCTGAAAACGGTGTGTTTAAAGGTTTTGAATACTTAGTTTACGAAAAACCAACCGAAATGCCATTTTCGGAAAACGGATTATCGGCAAACGGGTTTTCGGAAAACGGAAAAACGGAAAACCGAAAAGGGCGTACTACTAATAATAATAGTACTAATAATGATTTAACTAATAATAACAATACTAATAATGATGGAAGTATATTGTCGGGCAACCCGACTGTGTATTCCATTCCCTATAAAGAAATTATCGAATACTTAAACAAAAAAACAGGAAAGCATTTTAAACACAATACAGCTAAATCAAAAGATTTTATTAAAGCAAGATGGAATCAAGATTTTAGGTTGGAGGATTTTAAAAAGGTGATTGATATCAAAACAGCTGAGTGGCTAAACACGGATAGCGATAAATACCTTAGACCAGAAACACTTTTTGGCAATAAATTTGAGGGGTACCTCAATCAAAAAGCGCAACCAACTGGCATAGATCAATTGGAACGCATGAAGTACGACGAAAGTTATTGGGATTAGGGGGATATTATGAAACCACTATTCAGCGAAAAGATAAACGAAAGCTTGAAAAAATATCAACCTACTCATGTCGAAAAAGGATTGAAATGTGAGAGATGTGGAAGTGAATATGACTTATATAAGTTTGCTCCTACTAAAAAACACCCGAATGGTTACGAGTATAAAGACGGTTGCAAATGTGAAATCTATGAGGAATATAAGCGAAACAAGCAACGGAAGATAAACAACATATTCAATCAATCAAACGTTAATCCGTCTTTAAGAGATGCAACAGTCAAAAACTACAAGCCACAAAATGAAAAACAAGTACAAGCTAAGCAAACAGCAATAGAGTACGTACAAGGCTTCTCTACAAAAGAACCAAAATCATTAATATTGCAAGGTTCATATGGAACTGGTAAAAGCCACCTAGCATACGCTATCGCAAAAGCAGTTAAAGCTAAAGGGCATACAGTTGCTTTTATGCATATACCAATGTTGATGGATCGTATCAAAGCGACATACAACAAAAATGCAGTAGAGACTACAGACGAACTAGTCAAATTACTTAGTGAGATTGATTTACTTGTACTAGATGATATGGGTGTAGAAAACACAGAACACACTATAAATAAACTTTTCAGCATTGTTGATAACAGAGTAGGTAAAAACAACATCTTTACAACTAACTTTAGTGATAAAGAACTAAATCAAAATATGAACTGGCAACGTATAAATTCGAGAATGAAAAAAAGAGCAAGAAAAGTAAGAGTAATCGGAGACGATTTCAGGGAGCGAGATGCGTGGTAATCACAAAACAAAATATAAAAGAAATATTACATTGTAGAGATGTATATGCTCAAAAGATGATTGATTTTGCAAACGGAGACCAAGAGAAACTTAAAAAACTTATTGATGATAAGTTGAAAGAAAAAGAAGAAAGACCCGCAATCGTCGAATATTAAGGAGTGTTAAAAATGCCGAAAGAAAAATATTACTTATACCGAGAAGATGGCACGGAAGATATTAAGGTCATCAAACATGAAGATAACGAGAATGAAGTTTATTCGCTCACAGGAGCCCATTTCAGCGACGAAAAGAAAATTATGACTGATAGTGACCTAAAACGATTTAAAGGCGCTCACGGACTTCTATATGAGCAAGAGCTAGGTTTACAAGCAACGATATTTGATATTTAGAGGTGGCGCAATGAGTAAATACAATGCTAAGAAAGTTGAGTACAAAGGAATTGTATTTGATAGCAAAGTAGAGTGTGAATATTACCAATATTTAGAAAGTAATATGAATGGCACTAATTATGATCATATCGAAATACAACCGAAATTCGAATTATTACCAAAACTAGATAAACAACGAAAGATTGAATATATTGCAGACTTCGCGTTATATCTCGATGACAAACTGATTGAAGTTATCGACATTAAAGGTATGCCAACCGAAGTAGCAAAACTTAAAGCTAAGATTTTCAGACATAAATACAGAAACATAAAACTCAATTGGATATGTAAAGCACCTAAGTACACAGGCAAAACATGGATTACTTACGAGGAATTAATTAAAGCAAGACGAGAACGCAAAAGAGAAATGAAGTGATCTAATGCAACAACAAGCATATATAAACGCAACGATTGATATAAGAATACCTACAGAAGTTGAATATCATCATTTCGATGATGTGGATAAAGAAAAAGAAGCGCTGGCAGATTACTTATATAACAATCCGGACGAAATACTAGAGTATGACAGCATAACAATAAGACACGCATATATAGAGGTGGAATAAATGAGTATCGTAAAGATTAACGGTAAACCATATAAATTTACCGAACATGAAAATGAATTGATAAAAAAGAATGGTTTAACTCCAGGAATGGTTGCAAAAAGAGTACGTGGTGGCTGGGCGTTGTTAGAAGCATTAAACGCACCTTATGGCATGCGCTTAGCTGAGTATAAAGAAATCGTGTTGTCCAAAATTATGGAACGAGAGAGCAAAGAACGCGCAATGGCTAGGCAACGACGCAAAGAGGCCGAGCTAAGAAGAAAGAAGCCACATTTGTTTAATGTGCCTCAAAAACATTCACGTGATCCGTACTGGTTCGATGTCACTTATAACCAAATGTTCAAGAAGTGGAGTGAAGCATAATGAGCATAATCAGTAACAGAAAAGTAGATATGAACAAAACGCAAGACAATGTTAAGCAACCAGCACATTACACATACGGCGACATTGAAATTATAGATTTTATCGAACAAGTAACAGCGCAGTACCCACCACAATTAGCATTTGCGATAGGTAATGCAATCAAATACCTATCTAGAGCACCGTTAAAGAATGGACATGAGGATATGGCAAAAGCGAAGTTTTACGTTGATAGAGTGTTTGACTTGTGGGAGTGATGACAATGACAGATAGCGCACGCAAAGAATACTTAAGCCGATTTTTCGGCTCTAAGAGATATCTGTATCAGGATAACGAGCGAGTGGCACATATCCATGTAGTAAATGACACTTATTACTTTCATGGGCATATCGTACCAGGTTGGCAAGGCGTGAAAAAGACATTTGATACAGCCGAAGAGCTTGAAACATATATAAAGCAACATGATTTGGAATATGAGGAACAGAAGCAACTAACTTTATTTTAAAAGGGCGGAAACAATGAAAATCAAAATTGAAAAAGAAATGAATTTACCTGAA